ATCTGCTTTAGTCATAAGCCCAATCGCTGGTATTGAAGCTAACGCACTACAAATTGCAGCTATTGCAGGTGGTGGAGCAGCTTTATCAGTAATCAAAACATTTGCAAAGAAAAAAATTAGTTAATAATTATATTGTCGTAGTTCTAGTGTAAACTAGATTAACAGGGAAAAAGGAGAACTATGACTAAGAGTAAACCTACTCCAGAACAGTTAGGTAATAACTTCTATAAGTCTGGATGGCAACCATCCATAGAAGTCAATGAAGAAACTGGTGTTGGAGAAATCACACATGTTGGAACAGACCCTAACTATCGTAATAAGTTTGATGACATCTTACGAGAGTGGGGATTTAATCCAGATGAATACGAAATAGAAGGTGCAGTTAAAGCATCCTCATGGAACGCACAGTTAAAAGGTGGTCAAACAACTACCTTCCACGCATTTAAAGGTATTGTTCGTAGAAAAAATCACAAGCATGATAAACGATTTAAAGAATTGTTTAAACAAGCTAGTAAGAAACCACCTATAAAAGTCTATGATAAAGGTGGAGACACAGCGTTCTTATTTTTCATGAGCGACTGGCAGTTAGGCAAGGATGACTATGGAGTTGCTAATACTATCAAGAGATATGATGTTGCATTACAAGATGCAGTTGCTCGTATCAAAGACTTGCGTAAGCAGGGCGTAGAGATAGATGAGATATATATGGTAGGACTTGGCGACCTCACAGAAGGGTGCGACCAGTCTTTCTACGCATCACAACCCTTCAATGTTTCTTTGTCTCTGTCTGAACAATACCAATTAGCAAGAGCAATGATGATGAAAACAATAGAGACCTTCTTACCATTGGCTAAGAAAAAAATATTATGTGGTGTTCCAGGCAATCATGGAGAAATGACAAGAGCAGGTAAAGGTAATGTTCTTACTAGCAGATTAGATAACTCTGATACTATGCACATGCAAATATGTGAAGAGATTATGAACGCTAACAAAGAAAGATATGGAAGTGTCAAGGTAATTATTCCAGAAGGTTTCCATCAAACTATAACTGTCAAAGGAAAGCAACTGTCTTTCAGTCATGGACACATGAGTGGTGGAGCTGGTGGTAATCCAGAAGTTAAGATAGAAAACTGGTGGAAAGGTCAAATGTATGGCTTCTTACCACCTAGCCTAAGTGAGATACTGGTTACTGCACACTACCATCACTTTCGTGCAAAGCAGCAGGGTAATCGTACTTGGTTTCAAGCACCTAGTATTGACAAGAGTATAGACTTTACAGAAAGAACTGGGTTATGGTCTCATCCTGGGGTACTTACATTTACAGTAAATAAAAAAGGTTGGGATAATCTAAAGATTGTTTAAACAACTAAGGGCTATCTCATGAATAGGTACTAAGACACCTAAGCTCATGTTGTCATCTCCACCCTTAGTCTTTGTGTGTAGATACTTTCTACCTAAATCTTTCATAACATCTATTGGTATTATGTATGTCATTACTGGTATCTCAATGCCTTCTATCTCTTTTACTAACATCAGTACCCAGTAATCTGCTTCAGTTGCAGCAATACCACTTGGCTTACCATAGCTTTCGTACTCTAAGAAATGATTACCTGTAATCTCCCAGATATGTCTTTCACTTTTGACTTCTACCTTCTTTCCTTCTAAAAATTCTTTGAAGGTTTCTTCCATAGCTAAACCTTTAGCTAAATCTATATCAAACTTCTTCTCTGCTTTACTCATCTACCAATCCTGCAATAAGTACAAGATGTCCAGTATGTAAGCTCATGCTTCTCGCAATATTTACTCGCCACTAGAAAGGTTTCCCTTCTGGTGCTTCTCCCTTAAAAGCATCCTTCAACATATCTCTTATGCTTCCTACTGTTCTCTTACGCTGCTCTTCTAACATTGTAAGTATTTGGTCAAGGTCTCCAAGAGTTACTGCTTGTTTAAACCTTCCATTAGAATTTACAAAACGCACATCTACAAAGTATAAATCTTCCCATGTAAGATATATCTTTCCTTCTGCATTGGGCAGCATAAAACTAATACCACCTCTTTGCTCACTAGATTGCATTGTTACCCAGTTAGTTATGTTTATATCTAACTTATTAAATACACCTATCAAGCCTTCGTACCCATAGTTAGAAGGGGATTTCTGTTTGTTCTCCTCCTTGCTCTGCTCGTTTGAGCAGGGCATGACACTCTCTGTATTCCCATTGATAGATGTTTCCTTCTTTTGTTTGCTTGTATCTTCTACCACAATATATGTTTCCTTCCTTGTCTGAATATGTAATGTTGTTTAAACCAGTACATCCTATTTGCTGCTTACACTTTGTATCTGGTGGTGGTGGTACATCAAAGTTGTAATCTGGATAACGCTGCTTAATTTTAGCAACCAATTTATCCAGACCACCACTACCAATGCTTTCTAAATCCACTCTGTAGGTAACTCTTCGTTACCTATCCACCATCCTGCTCCACAACCACCTGCATTGTTGTAACTGCTACATGCAAAGTCTGGTATCTTACCAAACTTATCTGGGTCATCAGCTTTCTTTTGTCTGTTGTCCTCTATTGCTCCTGCGTGGTTACACTTAGGGCAGACCTTCACTACATCAGTGTCAAAGACTTGTGATACACTATCAATTAACTCCATCTCTTGCTCAAATGCAGTAACAAATACATCACAATCAGTTGTAGTCCATGTTTCTAAGTCTTTGTTTAAACCATTGTCTGTAAGTTCCTTATAAACTTTTGCTTTTAAGTCATCACGCTTGGTCTTGTTAGGTAACATCCCTTCCAGTATTGAATTAATCTGGTCTGCTATTGGTGTCGCCTTAGCTCCAATGTCAGCAGCAAATTCCTCTGCTGCTTTGTTTAAACTAGTTGCCTCATCCTTAGTCATAGGTTTTGCTGCTGCTTTCTCTACCTCTACTTTAGGTTTAGAATTACCAACCTTTGACATCTCTTCTGCACTTGGTCGCTTCTTGTTGCTACCTTGATACTTCCAGTTAGCCAATGCTCTACCTATTGCAGATGTCTCACAGTTCTCCATCCACGCATCAGCGTTAGCAAATCCACCTTGTCCTTTAGTTTCTTGTGCTATTCCTGTAGTTACTGGTCTTGCATCCTCTGCTTGTTTAAACACAGATGCTTGTATGGTTACACAATTACCTTCTGGTGTGATGTGTAAAATTTCTGTTTCTATTCTTCCTTCTGGGTTGTCCTTCCAGAATACTTTTAATCTATCTTCAACAGTTTCATAGTCTGCTGGGTTAAATTTAGCCATTACTTCCTTCCTTGTTTTATAATTTTATAGACACGCTGCCTACTTATTCCTAAATTGTTAGCAACATCAGTAATGCTCATGCCTTCATTTGTTGCTCGTTTAATTAGATTAACTCTTGCATCAGACAATTTTTCTATTGCTTTCTTATGCTCTTCCATCTGCTTTCTGTTCCAAAACAGTAGAGCTTTTACTTCAATGTCCATTATCTCTGCCTTCTGTTCATCATCTTTCTGTATCTGTACTTAGTAATCCACATACCCCAGTTGTTTAAACTGTCTCGCAATATGCTTTCTAAGAATAGAAATACAAATGCAGATAAGATACCAAACAGATACATAATGATTAGTCCTTGTATGCTAAACACTATTCTTCTTCTCCTTTCTTTATTTCTTCTTGCTGCTGCTTCGCTATCATTACAGTATGGTCTTGTTCAAACTGTCCTAATAGTTCATTGACCCTCTGCATGTTTATCTTGGTAAGGATGTTTGACTTCTCAACCTTCTGCCCACCACACGCATTAGCCAACTTGATTGCCCATGTCTTTAATTCTTTTGGGGTGCTAAATATATTAGCCATTATTTCCTTTCTATTTTTGTAGCTTGTTTAAACTACGATACTGTTTCTTGGGTTAGCTCTGTCATTGTAACAATGAAACCACCTAAATCTTTAAACCAGCGTACTTTCTCTAGTGCATCTTGTTTATTATCAAATGTGTAAGTCTCATCTCCACCTACAATAGCAATCGCTTTCACAATATACATAATTTTATTCTACTACTGTTGTCAATGTATGACAAC